GCAGAAACTCAACCTTGCAAAGGTGCCCGTACGGTACCTCGATCTCTCCGAGTCAGAAGCTCACGCGTTGGCCCTGGCCGACAACCGAGTCGGAGAGCTCGCCGCCTGGGACGACAGTCTAGACGAAGTCGTGCGCGCACTTGAGGCTGATGGCGTTGATCTGTCGTCCCTTGGTTGGAGCTCCGATGAGCTTGCAGATATGCTGGCCCTTCCTGCGGCTCCTGACGATACGGTGCCCGAGGTGCCCGAGGTGGCCGATAGCGTCCTCGGCCACGTCTATGAGCTCGGCCCGCACCGTCTGATTTGCGGGGATTGCGGAGACGCAGGCGTGGTGGCTTCGCTTATGGGCGATGATCTTGCGGACGCATGCGTTACCGACCCGCCATACGGGCAAGACCAACCCGGCGTGACCAATGACAGTCCCGAGGCCCTCTCTGATGTGGTGGGCGGCGCAATCGCTCGAATGCCGATGTCTAACGGCGTTTGTGTTGCGTTTTCTTCTCCTCGGACGTTTCCCGAGTGGCTAGACGCAACGCGGGCGGGCGGGCACAAGTTTGAGCGAATGCTGTGGATGTATAAAGAGGCGCAGATGGCCAACCCATGGCGCGGATGGATTCTCAAGAGCGAGGCGATACTCGTAAGCACAGTCGGCAAGGGCGCGTGGCAGGAGGTTCACCCCTACGCTCACGATTGCTACAAGCTAGCGAGCGTGAGCAGTAAGAGTTCCGGGTTCGATGCGAGCGCTCACGGTTGGCACGGGTCCGTAAAGCCGCTCGCCGTCGTGGAGGATTTGGTGTCTCGGGTGTGCCCTCGTGGTGGGGTGCTTTATGAACCGTTTGGTGGTTCTGGGACCACACTTATCGCTTGTGCCCGTCTCGGCGTACTCGCCCGCGTGGTCGAGCTCGACCCCGGCTACTGCGACGTTATCCGCCGCCGGTGGACGACGTACGCTCTGGCTAACGACCTTGACCCCGGCACCGGGGCTCTTGAATGAAGGCAGAAGAGATACTCGAGAAGCTTGAACGCACGGCCCTGGCGGCGTTGGCGAAGCGCGCCCAAGACGGTGACACACAGGCAGCCCGCGCGCTCTTGGGCCGCGTAGACAAGATCCGAGCCAATAACCCGAAAGGCCGCGCGCCTTTGAACGCTCGCGAGGCTGCCGTTCAACGCGTCATCAACGGTGAGCCCGCTGCGTCCGTCGCTGCGGACATTGGCAAACCGCCAGCCACCGTTCGCTCATGGGTTCACCGCGCGAAGACTACAAAGCCCCCGAAAGCGCCTGTCGAGATCGAGCACGTCGAGGCGCCGCGTTCACACCTTGAAGCGCTCAGGCGGCAGTGGAGCCAGGTGCAGGAGAATATCGCCTGGTGTATTGAGGGCGGCAAGGCCTCGTCGCTTGCTGGGCTTCAGTCTCTCTCTGCGCGTCTCGACGAAAAGATCTGGGCAATTGAGGAGGCTCAAGAGTTTGAGCGGCGCCGGCTCGAGGAGGATAGCGATCCGGCCGAAGATATCAGCGCCATGATCGAGGACTTGTTGACGCTGCCTCGCCATATGGTGTCGGACATCGTGGACAGGCTTTCCGTCGGCCTCGAATGATCGCAGCCCGCCGAGCTCGAGGCCGCTCCTACGCAGTCCGCGAGCGTCGAGCTCGACGGCCGCTGGACTATATCGACTGGCTTCCACCTCAACACCGCTGGCTTTCCTCGGCGGCTCCGGTGAAGCTGTACCGAGCCGGGAACCAAGCGCTCGGCAAGACGACGGCCGGGCTCGGTGAGGTGATCTATCGGTGCCTCGGCTCGCACCCGCTCATCGAGGTACCGTCCCGGCCGATCGAAGCGTGGGTGATCTGCGCCACCTGGCAACAGTCACTCGCGATTCAGCAGAAGCTCTGGGATCTGCTTCCGAAGGATCTCATTGATCCGCGCGTTCGCTTTGATCCGAAGAACGGCTTCCACGCGAACAACCCCCTCGTGGAGTTCCTCAACGGCTCGATCGTCCGCTTCAAGACGACGAAGCAGGGCGGCCTCAACTTGAGCTCGGCTTCTATCGACGTGGCCCTCTTCGACGAGCCGCCCACGTCGCCGCGTATCTTCGGTGAGCTCCTCAAACGCACCATGAAAGCCGGCGACGGTGTTGTCCTGCTCACCCTGACGCCGGTGAATGCGCCGACGGAATGGCTCAAGCGGATCACGCTCGAGAACCCCGAGACAGGAGACGCGCCACTTGTGGCGGACTACCACGCGCGACTCGTGGCCGAGAACCTCATACCCGTCGGCCGCAGTGAGCCTCTGCGCCTGAAGGACGGCACGCCCTGCGACGCGGACTGGGTGGCCCATGTGGTACGCAACACGCTCCCGCACGAGGTACCCGTCGTCTGTCACGGCGAATGGGAGATGAGCGTCGAGGGGAACATTTTCAGCGCCTACAACGAGTCCATGCGCCTCGAGGTATTGCCCGATCTGGAGTACGAGATCCGCTTCGGTACCGATCACGGCCACGGCGGCAACTTCGAGGAATACGCGCTTCTCGTCGGCGTCGACAACTCCGAGCGCCATCCGTCGATATACGCGATCGACGAGTACACCACCGACGGCGAAACGACGACCGACCAGGACGCCGAAGCTATCCTCGAGCTCTGTCACCGTAACCACATTCCGTGGAAGGCACTGGCCCGCGCCTATGGTGACCGCGTCTATGCCGGCAAACAAGGCAAACGGCTTGGGAAGAAGAGCAACCAGAAGTTAATGAGGGCGCTTGCTTTGCTCATGGGCCTGGCCAGCTACAAGCAACTCAAGCCGCAGATCCGCACCGTCAAGCGAGGCGAGGGGCACGGTGCAGGCTCGGTGCAGCACGGGATTGAGTATCTCCATGAGTCCATGGTGGGCGGCCGGTTCTTCGTCTCCTCGCGCTGTCCTCGGTTACACGAGAGTCTGCTAAAATGGGACGGACGGGACGACGAGTGGAAGCACGCGATCGACACGTTGCGTTATTCTTTGGACGACTGCATCTTCGACAAGCGCAAACGCCGCAACCGTGGCGCGATCTACATGTACGGGTGACAAATGCACGAGAAGCCACCATGGCCCGAATCCTCCGAAGATCGCAAGCGCTGGCGTCACACCCGTTTGCGGCGTCGCATTCTGTACGGAGAGCATGAGGAGGACTTACGCGAGCGGACGCAGCGTCAAGTTGGAAAGACTCGATTCGAGGCATGGGGCCGCGACGTGGATATGTCGAGCAACGTCGCCGAGACTGTCTATAGCGGCATGGCAGTGCAGTACGACAAGACGCCGACGGTATCGCAGGAGGACGGCGCGGATATCTCCGGCCTCGTGGGCTCCGGCGGACTCATGACAGCGTCGGGTATCTGGCAGATGATGCCCCGTATCCAACGGGATAGCTTCGGCCTCCGTACCATGCTCGTCCGCGTCAACGTCGCCGACGGGCTCCTGACGTATCGCCGAGTCTTCCCCGATATGGTCACCGTCGAGGCGTTCAGCGACCGGCCCGACGTGCCGGTCATGCTCAAAGAGGCGCGACTCTACACAGATCCGTCGACGAAGAAGTCCGAGTGGTGTTGGGACGTGCTCGACATTCGCGACCCTTCGGCGCCGAGCTATCACGTGGTGCGCGTGGACGACAGCGTCAACCGTTCGGAGGTGTACATATCAACGCCGGAGAACCTCGAGGGCGACATGTCCGGGGAGCGCTACCCCTACCGATTCGCCGACGGTACCCCGTTCATTCCATACGCGATCTACAGGCCAGTGAAGTCCGGCTCAATGTGGGACGCATGGACGCAGGAGCAGGTTTTTGACGGCACCCTACAGGCAGCCGTCTATCAGACACAATTCGCGCACATTATGCGGACGGCCTCATGGGCGCAGCGTTGGTCCATGGGCGCGGAGCCGGCTGGCACTGGCACGAATGACGAGAACGCCGACGGGCACGGCCGACGCGGCGTCATCTCCGATCCTGCGGTACTGTTGATATTCGAGCAGCTCGCCGACTTCGAGGGCCAACCTTCCGTCGGCACCTTTCCGGTTTCATGCTCTCCGTCCGAATTTCAGGAAGCGATCGGCCACTACGAGCGCCGGGTATCCGTCGCGGCTGGACTCCCGGCCTCGGACGTGCTTCGCATGTCTGGAGATCCTCGAAGTGGCTATGCCCTGGCGATAAGCCGGGAAGGCATGCGCATCATGCAGCGAAAGCATGAAGAAGAGTACCGCAGATCTGACCAGCAGATGCTCTCGATCTCCGCCGCCATCGCCAACCGCTCCGGCCTCGGCAGCTTTCCCGAGAGCGGCTATCGGATCGAATATCTGGCCCTCCCGAAGACGCCGAAGGAGCTGCAGGAAGAGGCGCAATACCTCGCCGATCAAGTAGCTTCGGGCATGCTCTCGAAGGTCGAGGCATACCAGAGACAACACCCAGGCATCAGCGCAGAGCAGGCAGAAGCCGCTCTCCGTGATATCGCAGAAGTCAACCGACGATTCAGCTAAGAGGCGCACAATGGAAGAAGAGAAGAAGACAGAGACGGTACCTTATGATCGGTTTCAACAAGTCGTGAGCGAGCGGAGCAAATTAAAGGCGGAGCTCGACGAGGCTCGCTCTTCGTTGCAGAGCCACGCGGAGAGCGCCACTGCGGCCGAGGCCATGCGCGCGGAGCTCGACGCAACCCGCGCCAAGCTCGCTGCCCTGGCTGTCGACGCAGGGCTCGACACGGCACTGGCCGAGCGAGGCTTCGACGGCGACGGGCGGGCTATGGTTCGCTTCCTTCACGGCCGATTGCCGGAGGAGTCGCGTCCAGCTATCGCCGAGTGGGTGGACGGGATGAAGGAAGATCCGTCAACCCGTCCGCGTCCGTTGCTCGCTTACTTCGACGCACCGACGCCTCCGGCGGCCCCGTCAGAAGTCGAAACGCCAGCGTCGCCACCTTTGCCGCGCTCCGGTGTCCACTCAAGCGGAGAGGCGCCGGCGGCTGATGTCACCGCGGACGCTATCCGCCTGGCTCGCGAGCGCTTCGAGAATGGCGGCCCGCGCGCCGATCTCGAGGATACGCTAAAGGCTTGGAACGCTTCGCGGACTTGAGGCGTCTCGAAATATCGGCTACCCTAGCCATGTAGCCTACCGGGTCGCTCCCGACGGTATCCCCGTGTCGCGTATGGGCAAAACGATAACCATACGCGAAAAATAGGGGGCCACCTTGGCCAATGAGATTCTCTACAGTGGGTTGACTGATCTTCGGGTCGCCGAAGTACTCCGGGCGAAATTCCAGCTACTCTACGCAGATCGAAACGCTCTGCCGATGCACCCGGTACTTACCGGCGGCTATCTCGGAGACATCGCCGGCAGCGGTTCAACGACGGTCAAGCTCGGCCAGCTTGGATTTTTCGGCTACGACGACCTCGCGGCCGTTGCCGAGAATACGGCAGCCGTCGAGACGGCGCTGACGGACTCGAGCGTCACCGTGACTATTCAGCGGTACGCAAAGCAGTACAACGCGTCTGGCCTCGCCTCGATCACCGACTCGATCGGCTTTCCCTCGAAAGAGGACGCGTTCGTCCAGGATACGGTGATCAGTTGCTCGAACAACCTCACCAACTTGGTGGCGGGAGTGATCGACGGCTTTACGGCCACCGAAGGCCCTGGAACGGGCGTTGATCTCGATCTGGCCTCGCTCATTCGAGCGTCCATTCTGCTCGACGTGGCGGAGGCGCCGATCAACGAAGGACTTCTCGCCATTCTCCATGGGCAACAGTGGGGAGACGTTCACCTCGAGCTCCTCGGCTCGACGGCCGGCGCGGTGCAGTGGGCACCCGCGACACAGGCACAGCTTGCGGTGTCAGGCCAGGGATTCAAGGGCACGTTTTTCGGCATGGACGTGTTCACGTCGAACCGCGTCAACACCATCAACGCCGGCGCAGATCGCGCGGGTGCCCTGATGGCAACCGGCTCTGTCGTGTGGGCGGACGCTACGCCCATGCCCGACGGTGACATGAATAAGCTCATCCTCGGCCGCGGCTGCATGTATGCGCGCGACTTCGACAACGCCAAAGACACGAAAAAGCACGTCATGAACCACTACAGCGGGGCCTCACTGGGCATCGACGCAGGCGGCGTGACGATCATTTCTGACGCGTAGTCATCCCCTTGAGGTGGCTTCGAGCGGCGCGGATGTGCGTCCTCGAGGCCGCCCGAGGCCACCTCTTTCACCAAAGGACGCA